ATTACTACATTACTTCCTACTTGAGAAATTGAAGTAATTGCTGATGGTTCAACAACTAGTCCATTAATAAATACTTGGAAGTCTTGTACTTCTAAGGCTGGGAAGTTAAGAGGAGGTGTTGCAATATTCACATTCTCAAATGTAATACTATTATTCCCTGTATTAACTGTAAATAAATTATTATTTGTATCTACAATAGTAGAAAGTGCAAGATATTCCCTCTCATCGTTAGTCATACCACTTGAAGTAATATTAGTTATTGATCTACCGGCAATTGCATCGTAGAATCTTGTCTTAGGTGCAGTACTTTCTGCTGTTCCTGCTCTTGCATTAAGTATTTCTTCAGTTCCTGCTACTTCTAAGCCAAATTTTACAGCTGATTTACTATAAAACTTGTTCATATTAGCGATAGATGTATTAATACTGTCGGGAACTATGTGACCCATCATATTAATTTGAAAGGTTGTTTTAACTGTACGGTCTTCACCTTGATTAACCTCTGTTGTAGTAGTGTAGCTATCAATCATTGCACGGAAATTGAATTTCTCCGGGTTACCCCAGTAGGCATCCGAAGCAAAGTTGATAGATTCTACTATCTTATTCATTTGCTCTACATATTCTGTAAATATAATGCAAGAATACGTAATATTAACGTAATCAGGTATAATAACTCCGTATAATTCTTTTACTGGCTCTCTATTATTTAATCTAGAGAATCTATCATATACATTCTTCTTTGAATACCTCTTTTCGAATATAGCAAAGTTGTTTGGATTGTTAGCATCCATTTTATTACCCAAAGACCTGTTTTTTTCAATAGAATCTCTCTTAAACATGATGAGAGGTGTCTGAATCTTACCGTTCTTATCGCGATAATAGCCATCAGCCTGAACTGATTTCCATCTTTCAGGAGAACCGTATAAGACTGGCACGTTTATCCGTTTATTATTTTGAGTAACTGATGGTTTAATTACATTATTAAAGTAGTATACAATTGTTTCATCAATATCTCTAAGTCCAATACTAAATTGCTTTACATCATCATTCTTTACCGAGCGTTGATACCCTCTATTCTTACGAGTATCATCAGGAGTAGGTTGCTTTTGAGCATTATTGTATGTATCAATAGCAGCTTGTGATAATTGTGACTGTCTTTTAGGTATTATTTTGGTTTTTTTAGCCATTTATTAACGTGCTCTTGTTATTCCTACTTTATCTGTTCTTGTTAAATGACAATCTACTATAATAGATACGGAAGAACCAAACTTATGTCCTTTATTAGTTAGGTTATAACTACTGTCTCTACCTACAAATAACTGGTTCTCTCTAACTGTATCTACTTCATAATAATCTTCATGCCATAATACTATATCCCCTACTTCAGGAACAGTATCTGCATCTACTAAATCTTGCCTAGTAAAAGCAAAAGAAGCATCTCTACCTAAATCAGGGCCAAATTCATCAATAGTTATTACTTGATCTCCTCTAGTAATAAGACAATTTAATTTAACTGGATCTAAATAAATTTTATCTGTGGCTTCTCCGTATAAGTTTGCTTGAGTATCGGTAATAGATAGTTTATAGTAACCAATTTCTTGCTCTACTATATGTTGAAGTATTTCCCTGCTTATATGAGTTGAGAGAACATTAAAATCTTTTTGACTACCGAATAGCATATATTATTTTTTCTTTTCAATTGTTTTGTCTGCAATTTCTACTCTTTTTACTTCCGGAATTCTTTGTAAAGAAGTGTTCTTAAATGATGTAAAAGCCTCACTAGCAGGTTTGGTTGTTAATAACTTAACTTTCATTATAGCAGTATTGTTATCTCCATTATGTGAAACCTGTCCTACAGTTAACACCCCAGGCATTGCTCTTAACATTTCTCCAATGTCCTGTACAGTGACGTCTTCGCTGTGTCCTATTCTAACCATTGCTTGGTAGACAGAGAATTGTATTTCTGATATTAAGTCAAATATTTTCATTATCCTACGTAAACATGCATTGGCACCCCTTGCATTGCATCATTAATATATTTTGTTTGTGTTGCAGCTAATTCTAATTGGTTAGTTAGTGAAGCTGTTTGCATAGTTGCTTTTAAGTCTTCTACTAAAAATACTTTTTCGTCTCTTGCATCAGCTAACAAATCAGCAGCATTCATAGTTACTTCTGATCCCGGTACTGGAACTGTCTGGTATTTACCTCTAACGTAAGCTAACATTTCTTTACAGGTAGCAACTGCGTATTTATAAATCCACTGTCTTCCTGTGTCGTTTATTCCTGAATACTCTAAGAATGGAGCATTTGCGTTAGATGGATTAGTAGTAACTCCATTAGTAGAGGTACCACCGCCGGATCCGTTTACTTGACCGCTATTTTCCGCAGATGCTTCAAAGTCAACTTCATCATTTACATAAGCAGAGTTCTTATCGCTTATAGAATAGTACTGCACTTTTAATTTACCGGCACTTTTAGGAACTGGGAATATTCTCAATTTGTTATTGTTAATTTCAAAAGAATAGGCTGATTTTCTAATTTGATCATTGAATTCTATAGCCTGTACTTTTAACATATCGAACGAAGCAGGCATCAGTAAAAAATTTACACCTGGACTATATGAACCAAAATCAAATGCATCCATTAGAGATTGTATGCCTGTACCTGTACCTGCGTATGGATCGAAGTACCTTAAGATAGCTGGTGGAGCTTCGTAAAATATTTTTCTTATTTCTATCGCTCCTGCGCCAATAAGTGATTCTAAATCGTAATCCTGTTCTCCAGGTTCTAGGTCGATGAGGGCAGACTTCAGATCAACGTCACCTCCTACTCCTGCTTCCATTCCGTATTGTCTACTTGCTCTTATAACGTCTCTTAAACTAGGTCTAAAAATAGTTTGATTAACGGCTTCTCCGCTTGAACTTCCTCCTATTTGGCTAGACATGTTATTAGTAATTAAAGACTCATTAACTTCTTTACTATATGCTGCTACCGCTTCTTCAAAAGCAGTGTAAAATTGTCTTTCGTTTAATTCTATATCTAATACAGGCCACCCTAATTTTTCAGCACAATATCTTGCGACCTTAGGAGCATCTTCTTGAAATGCTAAATCGTCATCAAAAAATCCAAAAGGAGTAGATTCACCAGCTACAAAGTTGGTTGAACCGTTCCAAATTTCTATATCTGTGGTAGGGTGTGACATATTCTATTATACTTCTTCTGTTAATGCTATAAAATAACCTAATCTAGAACTAAATCCATCGTCTCCAGAACCTATTGATCTGGCTTTTATTGATCTTAGATCCCCGTACTCAAAATTATTAAAATCTTCGTTTACATATTCTGAACTAAACATAAAGCTTCCGCTAGGTGCTAGTAAGAAATGTTGGTTTGAAGTAGAACCTGATACTTGTAAATCAATATTATCATCTGAGAAATTAGTAATTCTTGCGTACTTTATACTACTAGATACAAAAGTACCTGCTCCTGGTAGATTATCAATATTAATTACTTCAGTATGACGGTCAGCAGGAATATTCATTATCCTGTTATCAGCATAGCTGATGCTAGGAATTCTAATTTCAACATTAGTTCCCCTTTCAACTCCTTCGAGTTTAACCCTTTCTCTTATAAAGTATGTAAAGTTAGCGTATTTTGGCATCTTAGTATAGTTTACTTATAAATAGCAATTAATCCCTGAAGGTTTTATATACCTCGAGTATTGGAGCAACTATTTGATGTCTGTGGTTATATTCTAAAGAAGCTGTTTTAAATCCCTCTACATGTTCTTCTAATCTAGCAAGAAAAGAAAATCCTGTATCTCTCTTATTTTTTAGATCAATTTGAGCTAAATCACCGCAAATTACCATTTTAGAACCTTGCCCTAGTCTACCTATTACAGTTTCCATTTGTGAGTGAGTTACATTCTGTGCTTCATCTACTATAACAAAAGAATTTAAAAATGTTCTTCCTCTCATAAAAGCAAATGGTACTATTTCTATGTTGCCATTTTCCATTTCCTTTCGTACTTTAGCTTCACTATACAACATAAATAGATTGTGATAGATTGGAGCTAACCAAGGGTCCATTTTTTCCCTAATATCTCCTGGTAGGAAGCCTATATCTTCTTTAGCAACAGTCGGCCTTGTGATAATAACCTTTTCTACCTGTTTGGTAAATAGCATATCTAATGCTACTTGTGTGGCTACTAGAGTTTTACCGCTTCCAGCCATTCCTTTTAACACAGTTATAGGTGCTTCTAAAATCTTAGCTTTTGCTTGTTTTTGTTCTTCGTTAAGTTGTACGTTAAATTTAATTGGTCTTTTTGGTCTTCTCTTCTGGACGAATACATCGTCGGTATGGTGGTTTGAAGGCATATATAATAACGTTATTGTTGTTATATATAAATATCAGAAAAATATACTTAAGAAACAAAAAAAAGAGGCCCGAAGGCCTCTCTTAATTTATTTGAAATCTAAGTTAGATTATACAGTAGCTAAATCGCTAACGAAAATCTTACCATAGAATTCAGGACGGATCATCTTCTTAGCATAACGAGTCATGATACCTTTACGTGGAGTAAATGTATTTGGATCGTATACTAGAGGAGTCATCATTAATGGTACATAAGGAGCATATACAGCACCAGTTTCCAAGAACTGAGAACCTCTGTATCCTAATAGGATTGTGTTTTCAGTCATGTATGGGTTTTTGTATACTTTGTAACGACCATTTAATTGTCCTACTTTTTGTACACCGAATGCAAAGTCCATTTTGTCACCGTCAGTGTTAGCAGCATATCCAGGAATTGATTCTAGGATAGTTGCAACTGTTGGAGAACATACTAGGAAGTTAGCACCACCTCTTAAGGTCTTTTGGTGAATTTTGTTAGATACTTTTTGGATTTTAGTTCCTAAAGTTTGGAACCACTGTCCTTGAGTATTGTAGAAACCACCTTCTCCAGCACCTGATGTTGCCCAAGCACCGTTTACATAGCTCTTGTTAGAAACAGCTGACCACTTTTCAGTAGTTACTGCATCTTGAATTAACATATCTAAAATCTCTAAGTCAATCTCCATTGAGATATACTCACTCAATAATGAAGTCAACTCAGCCTCAGCATCAATACTGTGGTAAGCGTTCAAATCTTGAGCGAATTCTGGAGTCCACTGAGCTTTTAATTTACGAGTCTTAGCTACGATTGCTTCAGAAGCTAATTCTACGTTAATTTCAGGGATGCTGATTGAACTTGCAGGATTATCTTCAAAATCTCCTCTTGAATTTTCAAGCGGTTGTTTGTGATATACTACAGAAGTTGATTTATCATCCTCCATTAAAGCATCAACAGTTGCTTTCAATGCAACGAAAGTTACATTATCTCCTGAAATAGTAGTTAATTCTGGGTTAGTAGTTAAGTCGCTAGATCCAGAGAAGATACGGAAAGCTCTTACACCTTTACTATCATACTCTACTGAAGACATATCAACTGTGAAAGTTGCATAGTCTGCAGGATCAACACCGTCTTGGAATGCGATAGATGCTGAAGTAGCAGATCCAGATGCATCAATAGCAGCTAAAGTAGCTTCATTGATTGTATATCCGAACTGTCCAGCTCCATATAATCCTCCATTTACTTCTTCGTCAACTGCTAACTTATCATTAGCTGTAGATACGTTACCGTACATATTTTCACCTAAAGTTCTACCGTTTACAGAAGTTCCGTATTTGAAATCTAGATAAAAGATAAGACCTGAAGGTAAGTTCATTGGTTGTACACTTACAAAGTCTTTAGCAGCGATTTGAGCGAATACCTTACGCACTAATGGTAAAGCTACTCCAGCCCACTGCTCTCCAGCGCCACCACCATGTGCAGCACCACCTACGTTATTAGCTGATTGCTCATTTACAATCTGCTTAGCTTGATTCTCAAGAATCATAGCCATGTTGTTCTTTTCGATCTCGTTAGAATATCCTTCTAACAGACCTGATTGAGTCCACTTGTCTGCTAAACGTTTAGCATCAGCCTGTAAGTTTTTAAAGCTTCCAGCAGACCCTTCTAATAATTGATTAATTTCCATAATTAAAAATTGTCTTTTTTAAATAATTTATTTTATAATTCCAGCTAATTTTTGCATTCTTTTTACAGCATCACTAACTTCTGAGATTACTTCTGGTTTAGAAGCAGTTGTTCCAGTAGCTTTTGAAGCCATACCTAATTTAGCTTCTTTGATTGATCCTTTAGTAATTTTAGTAACTACGTTATCAGATACAGTCTCGAATACTAATTTTACCTCTTTAACTGTCTCAGCTTTATCGAATGCAGCTATAACGCTTACTTTTTGAGATTCAGTTAAACTATTTGCTTTGAAAACTTTATTTACATAAAGTAACTTAGCGTTAAGAAGGTTTACTTCTTGAAGTTGTCCTTTAAGCTCTTCAATAGTCTTAGTAGCTTCGTCTAGATCACTAGCTTCTTCTAATTCAACTTCTCTCATAGCATTAGACATTTTACCCATTTCGATATCTTTTACGAAATCTCCTACTTTTTTACCAGCTTTTTTAGCTTGTTTAGCTAAGAATGCTACTGCTTTAAATAGTTCATTATCCTTAGGGTCTCCAAAATCTCCTACAGCATATCCTGGGCGTACTTCGTCAATTTCTTCTTCGGTAACTCCTCTATGCTGAGTTGCATCACCAGCAGCTTTACCTGCTTTACGAAGTCCCATTGCTAATTTCTTACCTTTTTCGCCGAATTCACCAGCTTCTAGCTTGTCCATTAACTTAGTAATACCAGCACCTGCTCCAAAAATAGCAGCAACTCCAGCACCTACAGTTATAGGATCTACTTCGTTTAATACTTCTTCTGTTGCAGGTACTTCTGCTTCGTTAGAATCTTCTTCGTAGTTCATTTCTGTAATTTCTTTTAACAGTTCGTCTAAGTCAATCTCTTCTTCGTCTTCCGCTCCAACCATATCGTCAGCAGGTAGCTCGTCAGCAGGAATTTCTTCCTCTTCTCCAGCTCCCATTTCCTGAGCAATGATATCACGGATAAGGTCTTTAAGGTCGTCCACTTCCATGTCCTTTACCTCAACATCTTCTTCTGCTTCCTCTTCAGATTCTTCTGAATCAATGTCAGCATCGTCTTCAGCATCTACTACATCTTCTTCTTCTGTAAAAGTTTCTTCGATTGCTTCGTCTTTTTTGTCTTTGTCCATTCCTTCTTCTACCTCTTCTTCGTTTACTACTTCTTCTTCGATGTCTTTTTCTTCCATCTCTTGAAGTTTAGCAGCTAACATATCTTTTAAATGAGGAGTTAAAGTCTCTTCTAAAGCTTCTTTAGCGTTAGCAATAGCGGCTTCTCTTACAGATTTAGCTTCAGCAATAGCTTGCTTGAATAAATCTTTGTTTGCCATTTTAAATAAAAATTTGTGATTTCTGTACGATTATTAAAATCGTAATGTGAAGTTTTTTCTTTTAATTAATACAGTATAAGGAACTGTATATTTGTATATAAATATATACGTTTTACAAAAACAAATAAACCCCTGCATTTCTGCAAGGGTCGGTCTAGAGCGGTTAGCTTTAGAGAGGTTAAGCTCTTAGTATATCGTTTATAATATTATGTACTTTTGCGTATTTATCTATCTCTCCTTTATTTTCATTTAAAGATATAGGATTCATAAAAGCACCGTGTGTAGATGGATTAGAAACAAAATCCCAACATACTAGTTCAAAGTCAGATTGAACTTCTAAGTACCCTTCATTTGTTTGCTGTACCGAACCTGTACCCCTAGATGAAATACCTATAGTATGTCCGGCTTTTATAATTTCTTTTACAATATTACCGGCAGGAGTATTAAGTAATTCTACTCTACCCATCAAATCATCTCCTTTCCAATAAAGGTCTTTTACTACATGCGATGCATTTTTTAGGGATACTACAGCAGATTCTGGATGGTCTAGTTCTCCGAATGCATTTCCGTTTTTAACGAATTCTGTCATATACTTTTTAGCTTCTCTTACTAGAAGATCTTTTTCGTATATTCGTCCGTTTTGGTTTTTTGCACCAGCCCTTTGCATTACTCCTTCAACTTCATATACTCCCGGTCTTTCCTTAGATTCTTTAAGGATAGATTTGAATGGTGTAACATTTA